GATCCTGCGCACCGAGCTGTTCACCAAGCTGGTTGACCGGATGACGAAGCTGCTCACGGAGGCGATGAAATGGCCGTAAACATCGACGTGCTGCTTCAATCTCCGATCTTCGATTTCTGGTCGGTGCCATGCACGTTCCTGCCGTTCAAGTCGCAGCCGTCTGCGGGCAGCTATCCGGGGCGCGGCATCCTCAACACCTACAGCACCGACGTCACCGCGCTCGACGGCTCGATGTATTCCGATCAGCGCACCATCCTCGATATCCGCGAGAGCGAGTTCGCGGTGGTGCCGCAGCAGAACGACCACGTCATCATCCCGCTCGACTGCAACAACGTGCCGAAGGGCGAGTACGAGATCATCGACGCGGTCAGCGACGGCGGCGGCGCGACCATGCTGACCATCCGCAAATTTGAAACGATCATGTGATGGGCATCACCGACACGCAGAGCTATTCGCACGTCATCCGTAACGTGCTGTTCGATGCTCTCGCTGGCGACCCGTTCTTCGTGTCCTATACCTGCCGCAAGAACAAGATGCTGGTGGCCCGGCCGGAGTATCTGCCCTATCTCGGCGTTTACATCATCGACGAGACGATGACGCCGGACGGCGACGGCAATGCGGGCGAGGTGCGCTTCATTCACGCGACCCGCATCGGTTTCTCGGTGATGCAGGCAATGAACGATCAGGACGCGCTGGAAGCTGGCCTCGACGCGGCGTTCTGGCGCATCATGAACCGGCTGTGGCCCGACGAGTACATTCTCAACCTGCTCGACACCACCAAGCCCGGAACGCCGCCAACACAGAACCCCGACAACACGCGAATCGAAAGCATCGAGCGCGGAATGCGGCGCTACGTGTGGGGCAATGCCTCGCTCAACAACGAAACGCCTCTTGGCGAGATGCAGTACGACATCACCTGCCGCCATCGTACCTATTGGTCTCCGGTCATTCCCGACGATCTACTGACCATCGACATGAAGACCGGCATCAAGCCGGGCGACACGCAGGCCGAGATGGACCAGCGGCAGCAACTCCACGCCGTTTATCAGTTCGACCCGTCAAGCTTCGCAGCGAAGCGGGAGTTCAAGCAGAGGAGCAAGACCCATGGGCGTTAGCAAGGCATCGCTGCGCGGGCTGCGCATGAACGAGCGACTTCAGAAGATGCGCGACGCACAGCAGCGCAAGACAATCTCCGTCATACCGGCCAACGACGATATGCGGCGGCTGCTGCGGCATCCGCTCGCTGGCGGCTTCCGCAGCGACGGCAGCGCGGAGTGGCCGGACGATCGCTTCACGCAACGGCGTCTCGCCGATGGCGACATCAAGCGCGCCGGGGCGAAACCGCCGGAGCCGGAGCCGCCGAAGCCGACTGGCGAGCAATCGCAGGCAGAGCCAGAACCGTCACCTGCGCCGCAACAGACTCATCCGGAAAACGAGGAAAACAGCGCCGCCTGAGAGCGGCGCTTCTCATTTGAGAGGAGGCATCAATGCCGATCAGCTTTGCCAACATTCCTGCCAACATCAAGGTGCCGCTGTACTGGGTCGAGGTCGACCCGTCGATGGCTGGCCTGCCGACGATCAACCTGCGCGCATTGCTGGTCGGGGTTTCCAAGAACGGCAGCGCGCCGCCGGACATCGCCGTGCCAATCGGAAGTCAGGCGCAGGCCGACATGCAGTTCGGCGAAGGCAGCGAACTTGCGCGGATGTTCAAAGCCTTCTTCGCCAACAACTTCGCGAACGAGGTGTGGGGGGTGCCGCTGGCAGAGCCAACCGGTGCAAGTTCGGGAAGCGGCACCATCACGATCAGCGCTGCGCCGAGCGCCGCTGGCACGATCCATCTCTACATTGCGGGCGACTATGTGCCCGTCAACGTGCTGACGACCGACACGCCGACGACGATCGGTCAAGCCATTGCCGACGCGATCAACGCCGACACCTCGCTGCCTGTCACGGCGGTGAATGCCACTGGCACGGTGACGCTCACTTCCGTGTTCAAGAGCATCAACGCCAACGAGATCAACGTCTCTCTGAATTACTACGGATCGGTAGGCGGCCAGCAGACGCCGGTTGGGCTCGGCATCACGCTGCCAGCGACCGGTTTCCTGACCGGCGCAGCCGGAGTGCCGATTTTCACCACGGCGATCACCAATCTCGGCGAGGAGCCGTTCGAGTACGTCGCGATGCCGTACACCGACTCCAACTCGCTTTTTGTATGGGATCAGGAATACGGCTTCACCGATCAGGGCCGCTGGGGCTGGCAACGCGAGCTTTTCGGCCACATCCTGTCCGCGAAGCGTGGCACCTACAGCGCGTTGATAACCTTCGGCGACACGCTCAACAGCGGCGTGGAGTCGATCATGAGTTTCGAGGTGGCTTCGCCATCGCCGTCGTTCGAGTGGGCGGCGGCGTACACCGCCAAGGCGCAGCGCGCGCTGATCAACGATCCCGCGCGTCCGCTGCAGGCGCTGACCCTGAACCAGATCAAGGCCGCGCCGATCCATCAGCGCTTCGACTTCGTCGAGCTTAACTCGCTCGCCTCGAACGGGCTGGCGATCCAGAAGATCGGCGCGGATGGCCAGCCGATGATCGCCCGCGAGCAGACGACCTACCAGTTGAATCTCTACGGACAGCCGGACGACGCCTACGAGCTGATGACGACGCTGGCCACGCTGGCAAAACTGTTGCGCAACCAGAAGGGAGCGATCACCTCCAAATTTCCGAGGCATAAGCTCGCCAACGACGGCACCAAGTTCGGACCCGGTCAGGCCATTGTCACTCCCGGCATCATCAAGGCCGAGCTGATCAACCAGTATCAGCAGGATATGTATAACGGCCTTGTCGAGGACTTGGTAGATTTCAAGCGCAATCTGCAGGTCGAACGCGATGTGAACGACCCGAACCGGGTCAACGTGCTCTATCCGCCCGATCTGATCAACCAGCTCCGTATCTTCGCGGTGCTGGCGCAGTTCCGGCTGCAGTTCGATCGAGGCATCGACACGCAGATCATTGGACAGCCGCAGCCGCCGTTCAACGCGGCGAACGGCCTTGCATAAGGAGGATGAGCCATGGCTCAGAGGATTGCAGGCTTTGCGTTTCTGACGGTCGATGGCACGCAGCTCCAACTGCGCGGCAACTTCACCGTCTCGCCGTCGCCGGTCGAGCGCACCATGATCGCCGGTCAGGATGGCGTGCATGGCTATCAGGAACTGCCGCGCGTGCCGTACATCGAGGGCGATCTTACGACAATGCCCGGGTTCTTCCTTGAGGACCTGCTCGCCGAGACCGACGTCACCGTCGTCGCCCAGCTCGCCAACAACATGCAGTACGTCCTCACAGGCGGCACCTGCAAGGGCGGTTTCGAGAACAACACGCGCGACGGTCAGGTCCGCGTGCGTTGGGAGGGCATTACCTGTCAGGAGATTAGTCTCGCATGAACATCCCCCACAAACGCGAAGGCTTCATCGAAGAGAAGCCGGGACAGCAGCAACAGCCGCAAGGTCCAGTCATCGACGCGACGGCGCAGCACTCCGAGACGAAGCCGACGCGCACGATGCCGCCGCCAGAGATCGAGCAGTCGCCAGCCGAAAAGCCGCCGCTGGTCGAAGACGAATGGCCGATGATCGTCAAGCTGGTCAACAAGCCGATCCGCAACAACAAGGGCGAGAAGGTCAACGAGTTGCGCCTGCGCGAGCCGCGCGCGGGCGACATCAACCGCTATGGCAACCCGGTCCGCATCAATCAGGACGGCGACGTCGTGTGGGACGAGCGCAAGATGACCTACATGATCTCCGCGCTCTCCGACATCCTCGTGCCGTTCATCGAGGACATGCACCCGCGCGACTGGAACACGGCGGCGATCATGTTGCGAAATTTTTTTCTGCCCGATCCACGGGCTTGGTAGGCGACGAGAACGAGATCATTCTCGACTGCTATCGCCTCGCCCATGAGTACCACGTCAGCCCGGAGGTGTTCCTGTCCATGCCGCTCACCGACGTTCGCCTTCACATGGTCCGTAGCGCCGAGCTGTCAGCGCGGAACAGACCGGCGACGGACGACGACTGATGCCCAGCGAGCAGGAAGAACTGAAGCTTATCGTCACGCTGGTCGATAACGCTTCACCGGGGCTGGAGAAGATCGTCGATCTCAACAAGCAGTTGGGTGGCACTGAGGTCAGGCAGGCCCACGCCAAGATGAGCGAGGGCACCAAGGAACTCAGCAAGGCAGTCGGCCAGATCGTCGGCGGCTTCGACGATGCGTTCAAGTCGCTCGGCATGTTCAGGCTGGGGGTTGCCGGTGCTGGCGCTGGCATTCTGCTGTTCGGCATGGAGGTGAGCAAGCAGATCGGCGAACTGGGCAAATGGGCAGCCGAGCTGCGTGGCATCGGTCAGGCCGCGCGAGCCATCGGCGTCGATCCGGCGCGCATGAAAGGTCTGATCGAGCAGTTCTCGGCAGTCGGCGTCGAGGCAGGAGACGCGAAGGCCGCGATTGCAAAACTTGCTGACGGCTTGGCCGATCTGGATCGCGTTGACAGCAAGATTCGCCGCGAGTTCATGAGGCACGTTCGTACTCCGGAAGCGGCGGCGGCTGCCCAACAATTTCTCGGCCATATGCGCGACTTGGCACATTCCGGTCAAGTCGAAGAGGCGATGAAGGAACTGAACGTCCGCGCCAACAACATCATCGCAAATGCGATGGTCGCAGGCGCGAGCCGCATCGAAGCGACGAAGCGGGCCAAGGAGGCCTTGGGCGGCCTCTGGAATGAAGACATGCTGAAGCTCGGCACCGACATCAAGGAGATGTCGGCGGACGAGCTGAAGATACAGAACGAGCGCATCGCAACAGCCGAAAAATACGCGACGACGCTCGGTAAAATTCACAACGAGTGGAACGACATCGTCGAGGCGTTCAAAGCGCCACTCCTCGATGCCTTGCTGCCGCAGGCCGAGAGACTGCTGGAAATTTTCAAGAGCATCCACGCATGGACCGACGAGAAGACCAAGGAGAGCAAGCGGACCGAGGAACTGAACAAAGTGCTGCCCGAGGAATCGCCCGGGATCACCGGACTGTTTGGCGGGCCTTCGTGGAAGGCGTGGCGGGACCGATTGGCCCAACGCGAATACTATAAGCAGCATCCAGAGGTAGCGATCCCGGGATCGGCGAAGGAGGCCGAAGACCTCGCGAGAAGGAAACTTGAGGAGGAGAACACCGAGGAGATGCGGAAGCTGCGGGAGTCAACGGACTCCCTGCGCAATCAGCTCAAGGAAAATCCCTTCAGCTACGCGCCGATGTCGTACACCGGCAGCGGCCTCGACCGCAGCATGATCCACAACGCTGCCTTCGTCACGGGTGGTGGCGCAACGCCCCCCGGCTACGCGCGGCCCGGATACGTTCCGTCGCCATACGATGGTGGCCCGCGCGGCGGCCCTCCGATGACGCCTCCTCCCTATCCCGGTTTTCGCGGAGCCGGACCCGGCGGTCCAGCGGCACTGAATGACGAGAAGGGCAGGCCGATCGACCCGGAGACGATGAGGCAGGCCGAGGAGCTGGGCCGCGCTGGTGATACGGCGGGGCTGCAAAGATTGTTTGCGTCGAAGGGTTACCACATGAGTGGCCCGGCCTGCGGCGCTGTGGCGAGCGCCTATGTCAGATCGGCTGGCTTCAAGCCTCCAGCGGGAGCATCTGTCGCGACCAACTGGCACGGCTGGGGAGAGAAGATGGAGCCTTCGGGCATCAACGCGCCGGGGCATCCGTTCGGCAGCATGGTCGGCACGTACTGGCACGGAACATACGGAAGTGCCATAGGCCGCATGCTTGGACCGGGGCAACAGGGCGGTCACGTCATGACCATCGTCCCCGGCACCTATGATCCGAAGACCAACACCGCGATGTTTGCGGATCAACATGGCAGCGGCGTCCGCAGGCGATCCCTCAACGACATCGATCTCCGTTATGCCGGTGATGCAGCAATCGCAGCACTCAAGGGAGGCGGTGCTGCCGGTGTCGCTGGCGGCAAGATCGAAGGTGGCCGATATCCCAGCGAAGCCGAGCTTGCCGACAAGTCGCGTGCTGCGGGCGAACGGTTCAACAATCCGTTCAATATGTGGTTCGACCGCTACGCCGCAGAGCAGGGCGGCCTGCCGGGACGCCAGATCACGCAATACGACACGCCGTCGATCTTCCCGAGCAAGATGGCTGGTGCCGCCGCAGCGATCAGGAAGATGGCGCAAAGCCCGCTATACAGCGGCAAGACGATGCAGGATTTGATCGGCACTTGGGTCGGTCACGGCCAGTCCTACGCGCCAATCATCGAGAAGATGACGGGCATCTCGCGCAACACAAGGATCACGCCAGAATTTCTCGCCTCCGATGACGGCCTGAAGTTTCTCATGGCGATGTCGCGATACGAAACGCACGTCCAGTCGCCATACCCGCTCACCGAGGACCAATGGAAGAAAGCACGCGACGTGGCGCTCGGTCTGAAAACCGATCAACCGGGCGGTGCTGGCGGCGCGAACATCGTTGACATGAACGAGGCGCGCAAGCGCATCGGTCTGCCGCCTGTCTCAAGGGTCGAGGGGAGCGCCTCGCTCAAGGTTCACGTCAATGCGCCGAAGGGCACCGCCGTCGATGCGGCGGCGGAAGGCCTGTTCAAGAAAGTCGAGATCAACCGGCAGACGCAGATGGAGCGCGCCAAGGGCGGACCGGAGATCATGTCACTATGAGCGACATCTTCATGCCTGTCGGACCCAACAAGCTGGTGGGTCCGGCCGCCGCGCAGGTCGGCGGCAGTGAACGCGGCAAGCAGGTCCCGCCGTGGCGCAGGGACTGGATGCGTGCCTCTTTCGGTGGCGCGCAGTTTCACTGCGAGAGCAACGCGCGCGAGAGCGGTCGCCGGATAGTCGAGCACCAGTTCCCGAAAAAAGAGTTGCCGTATGCAGAGGACATGGGCAGGTCGGCGCGCGAGTTCACCATCCGTGGCTACTGCATCGTCTACCCGTCCGACGTGGACGATCTGTTCCAGCGCGACTACCGCAACCCGCGCAACCGGCTGATCAAGGCGCTTGAGCAGGACGGCCCGGGCAAGCTGCAGCTCCCGACACAGCCGGAGCAGATCGTCGTCTGCACGAAATACCGGATGCAGGAGGAAGAGAAGTTCGGCGGCTATTGCATATTCGACATGACGTTCGCCGAGTATGGGCTCGATCCGCTTTACGACCCGGCCTCTTCCGACACGGTGACGGCCATCGCCGACAGCGCGGGGGCCGTGCGCGGTCAGGTGCAGCAGCAGCTCGCGCCGCCGCCAGCTTCGCCGCCAGCGGCTCCCATCGTCACCGGGGCTTGATGCATGAAGCGCTCCGACGCCAACGAGGCCGCGCCCATCGTGGACCGCATGCTGGCGCTGCTGGTGTCGTTCCTCCCGGCCACGGGCCGCGCGGGGATCGGCGCGCGCACGGTGATCAGCGACACCCGCGTCAACGCATTCAAGCTCCTCATCGACGACGCCATGGGGCCGCCGCTCGACAACTGCTTCGATCAGGCGCGGCTGGCCGGGATCACATGGCAGCAGCTTGAGACGGTGCGCGAGCACATCGCGGCCGAGACGCCGGTCTCGCTGGGAGCGGTGCTGATCCAGAACGCGGGGATCAGGCTTTGCCTCGCCAACATCGGCTACGCGGTCGCGGCCACGACCTTCATCAGCCGCCAGCAGGTCGAGGAGACGAAGGCTGCGCTGCAGCAGCCATTTCAGGACGCCGAGGAGATCGCCGCCGACGACATGGACCAGATGACGTTTCAGGCGCTGATCAAGCTGCACGGCGCGATCACCAACCATCTGGTGCAGACCGCACTGCCACTGCCGCGCATGCTGAACTATCAGTTCTTCAAGTCGCTGCCGACGCTGGTTGTGGCGTACAAGCTCTACAGCGATGCCTCACGCGCCGATGAATTGCGCGACGAGAACAAGATCGTGCATCCGGCATTCAGCCCGCTGCTTGGCGAAGCGCTTTCGGCATGAGCGAGCCGCAACGGATCGAGATCAGTTTCGCCACGCCGCTGCAGATCATGACTGTCGGCGGGACGGAAGCCCATCCCGTCTCGTCGCGGCTGACGATCTCATACGATGGGTTCACAATCACTACGGAAGGCAACCACGTCATGTATACTCTCCCGGTGGACCACTTGGTCAAGATGAAGGTCTCCTATGTCGATGCAGCCGGAAATCCGGCAACCGTCGATGGCCCGGTGAGCTGGGCTTCGTCGGATGACAACATCCTCAAGGTCGAAACCGACCCGGGCGATTCGGCGATCTGCTTCGTCACGCCGGTCGGCGAAGTAGGGCAGGCGCAGGTCACCGCGACGGCCGATGCCGATCTCGGCGATGGCGTGCGGACCCTGATCACGACCTGCGATATCGACGTCGTCGCGGGCGAGGCGGTGTCCGGCACCATCGAGCCGGTCGGACCGCCCGAGCTGATCGCGCCGCATCCGGAGCCGAACCCGGCCGCGTGATGCATCATGGTGCAGAAGCCGAACGAGATTGCGACCCTCATCGTCAACGGGCAGCGGTTCGAGGACTGGGAATCCGTCATGGTTCGCCGCAGTTGGAACGATCCATATGCGTATTTCCAGTTCACCGCTGCCGAGCGCGATCCGCTCTTCCGGAAAGTCTCGACACCGTTCGACTGGCGGAAGCTTCAGTTCAAGCCGGGTGACCACTGCACGGTCCTGCTAGCCGGACAGCTCGCGATCACCGGCTTCATCGAGATGCGGCAGGTCGCCTACGACGCGACCCAGCACGGCGTGACATTGCTCGGCAAGAGCTACACGGCGCAGGGCTCGAAATCGAGCGTAGACACCAAGACCGGCAGCTTCGACGGCAGGAACATCGTTCAAGTCTGCACGGAGGTGTGGGGACCCTACAGCACGCCGGTCAAGGTGATCGGCTCCGTCGATATGACGCCGTTCGACAAGCTGCAGAACAACATCGGCGAGACGGTGTGGGATTTCTGCGAGCGTATCGCGCGCGACCGCAAGGTGCGTCTGGCCTGCGATGCCTTCGGCAAGTTCCTACTGATCGGCGAGCACAGCATGCGCATCGTCGCCAATCTGGTGGAGGGCAAGAATATCCTCAAGATGCAGTGCGTCATCAACGCCGAGATGGTGTTCGAGGAATACGACGTGCGCGGGCACTCGCAGGCCACCGACGATCACAACATGCGGGCGGCTTCCGAGCAGCAGGCCAAGGCGAAGTCGGTGTGGGAGAGCGCCCTCTACAGCAAGCTGATCGTGCCGATTGAAGAGGCCGTGAAGTTCGACAATGAGATGAAGCTGCGGGTCGATTTCGAGCAGCGCGTCCACGACTACCAGCAGATCACGGCGACCGTCATCGTGCAGGGCTGGCTGCGGCAAGGCATTGCGCTCTGGCAGGAAGGCGATGCCGTGTGGGTCGATTCGCCGATGGCGATGCTGAACGAGGAAATGAAAATCCAGCAGGTCGTGTTCACGCAGGACAGCGCGCAGGGAAGCCTCACCACACTGACGCTGGTCAACCCGGCGTGGCTCAACGCGCACCCGGACTACGATGCCAGCCAACCGTCCGCTCCAGCGCCTCCAGCTTCTCCAGCGTCCCCAGCGAGTATCTGAATGCACAACGCCACACCGCTCAACTCTTCGTTTCGCGGCTACACCGCCGGAGGCGCACGCGGCGTCGTCGATCAGGTCGATGACAGTAAGCTGCTGCAGGAGATGGCCGGTAACTTCATGGTCGGCGAACAACGCACGGGCTGCGAGGCTCCGCAGAACTACGGCTTCACGTCCGTGGTGTTCGATGCCGAAAAGGACGGGCAGGGCAAGATACAATCCGCCGCCGAGCATTTCACGAGCTTCATGGGAGGAAGCCGCTCGTTTCCCGTCGCAATCATGGATGACCGGCGTCATCGGCTCTACAAGCTCGACAAGGGCGACACCGCGATGTTTCGTGGGCGCGGCGACAAGCAGCAATTCCACATGACGCAGGACGGCGGCTTCTGGACCGCGCCGCGCGACAAGACCGTCCGCATGGCGCTGGTCGATTCCGACAGCGGAAGCAATCAGACATACCAGCAGGGCGGCGGCTCCGGCTCCGGTGCTGGCGGCGGCGCTGGCGCTGGCACGGCAAGCGTCGGCATCTCTGCGCTCGACAGCGGTGGTGCCGGTGGTGGCGCAGGCGGCGGCGCTGGCGGTGGCCAGCAGCAGCGCGGCCAGCAGTCGCTCAAGAAGGACAACCAGCAATCCTCCCGCTACGTCGATGTGACCAAGGACGTGACGCGCGTTTCATCCGGTTCCGAGGTGCAGCTCTTGGTCGGCGGCGTCTTGATCGATGTAAAAGGCGGCAACGTCTATCTCGGCGGCGCGGCTGGCGACAGCGGCATGAAAAAGGTCATGCTTCAGGGGGAGGAATGGTCATCGAACGTCTATGCGAAAGGCGGCGGCGGCTTCGAACCGCCGGAGTTGAGGCGAGAGGCGTTGCTCGAACGCATTGCCGCGCTTGAGGCGCGCCTCGCCGCGCTGGAAGCGAGGTGACCGATGCCGACCGGCTACAACGTCCCGGACATCCGCCTTGTCCAGAACAATGTCTATCCGAACTATTCCGTCACGGTGGACTGGTCGCTGCTGCCGAACGGCACGCTTGACGACACGCAGGCGCTCGCCACCGCCGTCATCGTAGCGCTGGGCACCAACGCGCTGGCCGACGAGAGCGACGATCTGCCTGATCCGGATTCCACCGATCGCATGGGCTGGTGGGGCGATCTCGACGCGCAAACGATCTGGAACGGCTGGCCGATCGGGTCGAAGCTCTGGCTGCTGCTGCGCTCCAAGATATTGCCGCCGGAGGCGCGGCAGGGTTCAACACTTGTCATCGCCGAGAACTACATCCGCGCGGCGGTCCAGCCGTTCGTGGATCGCAGGATTTGCAGCGGCTTCGACGTGTGGGTGACGCGGGTGGACACCCAGCGCATCGACGCGCTGCTGCGGATTTATCGCGGCCCGCTGCCGGAGATCGAGCTGCGCTACGAGATCATTTGGGCCGCAATGCAATCCTGAAATAGCGAAAGATCGACATGCCATGGTCAACGCCGACATTGCGCGACGTGCGCTCGCTCGTGCGGGACGCAGTCAATGCATCGCTGCCCGGGGCCGACGCGAATGTGCCAAACAGCGTGCTGCGCGTGCTCTCGGACAATCAGGGCGCGCTCTGCCATCTCACGCTGCAGTACATCGACTGGCTGTCGAAGCAGCTCCTGCCTGACACGGCCGAGACCGAGTGGCTCGATCGCCACGGTCAAATCTGGCTGGTCAACGCCGATGGCACGACCGGCCGCAAGATGGCGACGCTGTCGACCGGGCAGGCGCAGTTTCAGGGCATCGTCGATGGCACCGTGGTCCCGGCCGGGACGCAATTACAAAGTGCGGCCAGCATGCCGGTCGGCGTCGATTCGCCGAACACGACGGTGACATTCGAGACGCTGGCCGACATCACGACGTCCGCTGGTTCACCCGTGAACGGCAACATTCGCGCGCTCGATGCTGGATCGTTCGGCAACCTGCCTGACGGTTCCGCGCTCGCGATCTATCCGTCGGTTTCTGGCGTCTCCTCGACCGCACTTACGATCGGCCTTACGGGAGGCACCGACACCGAGACCGACGACGAGCTGCGCGCGCGCATCCTGCAGCGTATCCGCAATCCGCCGATGGGCGGCTCGACGGCGGACTACGTTTCATGGGCGCTCGCCGTTCCCGGCGTGACGCGGGCTTGGGCTGCCGTGGAGCAGGGCATCGGCACCATGACCGTGCGCTTCATGATGGACGACCTGCGCGCCGACAATGATGGCTTCCCGCTGCCGGAGGACATCGCGGCGGTCGGCGCGTACATCGACAAGATGCGCCCGGTCACGGTGAAAGACTGCTTCGTCGCCGCACCGATTAAGCAGTTCATCGACATCACGATCGGCAGCCTCGTGCCGAATACCACGGAAGCGCAGGCCGAGATCGAGCAAAGCGTGCGTGACATGCTGAGAGAGATGGCCGCGCCGGGCCAGACGATCTACGCAGCGTGGGTTTCTTACGCGATCATGAGCGCGCCGAGCGTGCAATCGTTCGATCTCATCACCGATACCGACTACGTCATGAACTCGCTCGGCAACATGGCTGTGCTCGGGACCATCACCTATGTCTGATCGCCACATCCGCAGGGCTGGCGATGACTATCGTGATGCGTTTCTTGAACTGCTGCCGGAAGGGCAGGCATGGCCGAAGCACGCGATCGGCAGCGTGCTGTGGCAGACGTGCGACGGGCTCAACAATTACTGGGGCTTCGTCGATGGCCGCGCCGCCGATCTCTTGGAGATCGAAAGCGATCCGCGCTCGACCGTCGAGCTGCTGCCGGACTGGGAGCGCAATTGGGGCCTGCCCGATCCCTGCTATAGCGCGCCGCAGACCATAGCCGACCGCCAGAAGGCGCTGGTCGCGCGCATGACGATGTACGGCTCGCAGTCGCGGCAATGGTACATCGATTTCGCCAAGTTCCTCGGCTACGACATCACCATCACCGAGTACCGGCCCTTCATGGTCGGCATCGACGTGGTCGGCGACGGCCGCGTCTATGGCGACGGCACCTTCATGCAGGACCAGTGGGGCCGACCGATCGTCGATCCGCTCGGGCTGCCGGTCGCCAATGGCGAGCTTTCCGAATGGCCGAACTACGGGCTCGGGCCGCCAGAGAACCGCTACTACTGGACCGTCCACGTCTCGGCGACATCGCTGATGTGGTTCCGCTGCGCGTCCGGCCAGTGCGGCGTCGATCCGCATCTGCGTATCGGCATCCCGGCGGATTTGGAATGCATTCTCAATCGCTGGAAGCCAGCGCACACGCAAATCATCTACGACCTCGGCGGCCTGACCGATCCGGGTGACCCGATGGCCGGTACGCCATAGGAGGGGAAGCGTATGCAGTACAACCAGCCCTATGGCGTCAGCGATCCGAACGCCGCCTACATCAACGGCAACCCGTCGACCGGCACGCAGGGCTCGATCCCGCCAGCGGCGAGCATCGAGTATCCGCAGCGCGAGATCGTCAATCTCATCACCGACGTCGGGCTTCTCACGCCGAGCAATTCCGATCTTCACCAACTGGCGCGGTCCATCCAGTCCGGCAAGCTGCCCGCGTCCGGCGACACCGGCACCGCGAACGCCTATGCCTGCGCGCTCTCGCCAGCACCGCTCGCCTACTACAAATATTTCGTGGTGGTGATCCAGATCGCCAACACGAATACGGGGCCGTCCGTCATCAACGTCAACGGGCTCGGCAACAAGCCGATCGTGCGCGCCGATGGCACGGCGCTGCAGGGCAACGAGATGGCGGCGGGTAACATCTTTGCCCTGATCTACGACGGCACGAGTTTTCGCATCGCATGGCCGCTGACCTATTCGCTCGGCGGCTTGGTCATCCTTCAGGCACCGCTCGATCTTTATGTGAACGCCTCGACCGGCAATGACTCCACGATGGATGGGCGATCCGCGACCGTCGCGGGCGGCGGCCACGGTCCCTTCCGGACGATCCAGCGCGGCGTCACCGAGACGGCCAAATACAATCTCAACGGATACAATGTGAATGTTCACGTTGCCGATGGTGCCTACACGGAGAACGTCACCTGTCCTGCGGTGAACGGCTCTGGTACCGTCAACATCTCCGGCAATCATTCCAGCCCGAGCAACGTCACCAACAGCGCGGCGGCTGGTTCGACATTCAACATCTCTGCGTTCGGCAATTACATCATCGACGGTTTCCGGGTGTCAGCGCCTGCGCAGAGCGGCGGCGATCCCGGCGCGGGCATCATCTGCGGGAAGAACGGTTCTGTTAACATCGGCGCGCTCGACTGCGGCGTGTGTCGCAGCTCGCACATCGAAGGTTCAGGGCAGATCACGACCAGCGGTCCGATCCGGATTTACGGCGGCGCATTCCAGCACTGCATGGCGGATGTCGGTGGTCTCGTCGCGCACAGCGTCATCACGCCACCTGCCATCTCGATCATGAACGCCGTGACGTTCTCCGTGGCCTTTGTCAACGCGACCCAGCTTGGCATCTTCTACGGTTTCTACAGCACAATCACCGGCGCTGGCAACGTCACCGGACCGAAGTACAGCGCAAGCCTGAACGGCTTGATCTGGACAAACGCCGCTGGCGCAAGCTACTTCCCCGGCACCATTGCTGGCAGCGTTTCGACCGGCGGCCAATACAACTAGTCCGAGGGGACAAAAATGGCCTTCAACATGCGGGATCACTACTGGTTCGTCGGCGGCGACCAGAGCCAAGTCTACAGCTCGAACCGCAACATCTACGTCCTGTCCAGCGATCAGGCCTATATCGATTGGGGCGGCATCACCTCGAACATCGCGAGCGAGGCCGAGCTTTGGGCCTACTTGCAGTCGATACTGCCCGCGTGGATGTACGATGGCACCAATACCTTCGTGCAGCCGTCCGTTGGCGCGTACACGACCGCCCAGCTCAAGAGCTATGCCGAGGTCTCTCGGACCAACAAATCTGACGGCGGCATGGTCGCAGAGACGATCCCGATCAATACCGACACCTTCTCGCGCACGAGGATCAGCAACGCGCGCACGGCGGCGCAAGCCGACGCCGCCTATACGACCACGCTGCTCGGCTCGGACGGCACTCTTTATCCGGTCAACGCCACGCAGATCATCGCGATCTCCAACGACGTGATCGCCTTCGGCACCAATCTCGCCGACACCTACGCCACGGTCCACGGCGACATCGACGCTGGCACCATCACGACGCTGCAGCAGATCGACACCGCCTTCGCCGCCGTCAGCCGCAGCGTCAAGGACGGCGCGAAGAATCATTTTCGCGGAGGCTGAGACGCGGTCATGGCAATCGTCAACATCACGACGCAGAACGATTGCGACTTCATCCGCTCCTTCGCCTACCAGTTGTTGGATGGCACGCCGATCGATCTGACCGGCTACACCATGCGGATGGGCATCCGCAGGCGCGCCATCGACGCGACGGAGGAGATGCTGCTGACGACCGAGAACGGCGGCGTCGTCATCACCGACGCGCCGAACGGAGTGTTCTCGATCGTGATCACGCAGAACCAGCTCGTCACCCAGCTTGAGATCACCGACTACGAGCACTCGCTGATCCGCATGGCGAGCGGCATGCACCTGC